CCAGGAACATTCACTACGTTTTTTACCTCCCTTCTTTTTCTTCTTCTTTTTCTTAGTCGTAGAATGATACATGATAAGAATTAGGTAGTTCTTAATATATTCTAAACGCAGTCTGACCTAATGTCTCTGGTTTTACTAAATTAAATTGCTGTAGACAAAGATAACCAAAAGCATCAAAAGCATGATCTACACCTAAATTCTTGTTAGGTAAACCTGTATTTGGTGCATATGTAAGAGTTCTCAGTGCTTTTATTAATTCTTTACATCTAGGATGAATTAATGTTCTTCTCTCTCCGTTTGCATCATAAAGAGCAGTATTAACAGCAGTTATCTTATCTCTTATCTTCCAGGGACTTTTAGGACTCATAACAGTAAAACCACTACGTCTAAGGATATTATGATCCGTTACTCCAACTCCACTGGTTTTTCTTGCACTACCAGTAGGGTCAGGGCAGGCAATAATTCTTCGATCCACCCCATACCTTCTTACAACTTCCTCCGTAAAATCCCAAGTGGTAGCACCTCCTGTCAGCATGATCTCATCAAAGACATATAGTGTATTATTATGCTTCACAGCACAGATTCCAGCCATAGGGTCAACGTTAAAGTCCAAGCCCAACAACAGTGGCAGCATATGTAAATCAGCTACTTCCTTATCAATATTCTCATCATTAAAACTAACAGCGACCAAACCAGTAAGATTCTCAAAACTAGCTTCAAATTCCTGTCTAAACGTGCGTGGGTCTAACTGACTTTTAGCTGCCTCTACTTCCTCTTTCTTAACATTACCCCCTTCAATAGTCGTAAAGCTCCACCTCTGCCAATCATCCCATTCCTGTTCACCACAAAAGCACCACATATCATAAAACCAACTAGCAGTACCATCAGGAGTACTGATAAACAAAGCCCACCCCTGTTTATCGGCCAATGCAGGTCTAATAACCTCTGCCCACACATCTCGCTCCATAAACGCAGCTTCATCCAATACAACACCAGCTAAACTCCTACCCCTCAATGCCATTGCATTTTCAGTACCCTTCAACTCAATACTTGACCCATTTATCAAATCCAACCTTAAATCTGTCTCATTCTTTGCCTGTATCCAGGTCTTAGGCACTAATCTTTTCAGTTCCTTCCACGCAATATCCTTTGCCATCCTATAAGTAGGAGCACAATAGAAATAAACCTCTCCAGGTCTACTGATTGCACCCCTAAGTAGCTCGATACAGGATAAATATGACTTCCCAAACCTTCGCCCAGCCACCAATAACCTAAATCTTTTATCACTATTAAACACCTCCCCCTGTGCATATCGTAAACTTACCTCATTCAAGCTCATAAATTCCTTTTTTTACAATCTTACCCCCCTTTTATAGCCTATTTCACGTTTTTTAGGTTATTATTCGATTATTAACCCCTAAAAGACTAAGTCCGTGGCTGAATCTTTCATTAACAACCTAAATTACGACCTTCCAGCTCCTCAACGTAAACCTCGTGTACAAAAATATACAGGAGGTTCTAACTCAAGAGCAGTTATAGAAGCTCGTTGCCAACGTCTATACTCTCGTCAGCTAGAAGGTAAAACTACTCGTCAACTTGTAATAGAACATTCTAAAAGAGAAAATATCTCAGAACCTACAGGTTGGGCTGATTGGAAGAAAGTTAAAGAGTGGAATGATCAAGATTGGCTTAAAGAAAGAGATAAAATGATTCCTCGCTTACAAGCCATGAGAATGCGTCTCTTCAACAAGGCCATAGCAAAAGGTCAACTTCAAACAGCAGCACAAATCTTAGACTCACTAGGCAAAGTTGTAGGTGAATCCGTTGAAACAGTCAATATCCAAGCCCCAGAACTTGCAATTCGCATAGAACCAAAGCAATAAAGATTTACAGAATATATTTAGGTTACCCGTATACCCAGGTGTAATAAAAATTTTTTACTACACCACCCCCACCCATAGCAGAAGTTAAAATTAAATTTTCTTGATAAATAATTTTAATTGTTTCTCTCCGTGGTACTCTCCGTTCTTGCTTCCTACTAGTTCGTATCCTTTTGGCATTTGCAAAAGCCATTGTTGAAATTCTTTAGTCATGTTTAATTAATTTATTAACTATATTAATAATATCATATTGTTGTTAATTTGCATAACTTTATGTTAATATAGTAATAAGAATACTTATAATAGTACTTCTTAAATTTTCTCTAACTCTAATTATTATCTAACCTATTGATAACTAATTACTTCAGAGAAAATACATTCTTAGAAATAATAAAACTAAGAATAAAAAAATTATCCAAACTCATTTAATTAAAATCATGAGAACATCACTAATGCTAATTTGTTTTTTAATTCTTACTTGGCAAGGATTAACAATTACAAACACTTTGAAGACAAGATTAGAAGAAAGAACAAATCAAGTACAAACCTTATTAAATCAAATCTAATCATGTCTCAATTTTACTCTAACTCATATGAAAAATTTCTATATGAGAAACAAGAAGAATATTTAAACAATTGGAGAAATGCAGTTACTGAAATTGAAAGATTAAGTAAAGAAAATGCAGATCTCAAATTGACAATAGAAAGAGAAAGACAATTGTATAAGTTGCAATTGGAACAAACCGCAAGAAAGCTAACTCTTAAATGAGTTAGTTTTTTTTATTCAAAATTATTTAATTTAAATTATGAATACTCAAGATTTAAGAATTTCTCTATTGGATAGATTTGATAATTTAGATAAAGATTATGTAATTAATTCTATTATTAAATTATTACCACATAGCCAATTAGAAGAAATACAAGATTCATTAGATAGAGATATCTTTTAAATAATAGTTTCTTATAACTTTCAAATACTGAGAGTTATAAAAAACTATTTTTTATAAATAGTTTTACATTCAAATTAATTTAATTAAACCTATGGAATTTATTTTTAAAGAACCAAAAACTTATTATAGGAAATTTGATTTATTTCAAAATAGTTGGATTGATTTATTTTTAAATCAAACCGAAGAAGAAATAATTAAATCAATGCATCCTAATTTAGAGAGCAAACTTGAAAGAGTAGAAACTTTAGAGAATGGGAAAAAAACATTTACTTTAATATGGGAGTCTTAAACAATGAAAAAATTAACTTTTGAAAAATGGGAATCTAAATATTATGATGTTCCCTTTATAAAACCAAACTTCGATTTATTGGAGTCTATGGGAGTAGATACTTATATGGTTAATTGTTCCCAAGATACAAGCGATGGAAAAACAAAATTTGTAAGGGTTTTTCATTTTGGGGGATGGTATGAAATCTTAGAAAATGGGAATCATTATTTATTACTAGGAAATAATGATTGGTTGGGAAAAGATGAAGAACTAATTAAAACAATAAAAAAAGAATTGTTTGATTGGTGTATTGATGAATTAACAAATTTTGGAGAATAAAAATATGTGGAGACAATACAAACACCATAACCCAAAATTATATATTCCTTTAATGAAGGAACTATTAAAAAGTTTGGGTAATGATTGGTATGATTCAGTATATGGAAATGATTTAGTAGCAAGTATTAGTAAAAATATTAATGATAATCATGTAATGACTATTTATTTACCTAATTCAAAAATAAATGATGTTGATAATGAGTTATTTAATACATTTGAAATATGTGAAAATGTATTTACTAGTAAGGATTCAATAAGTTTGGAAACTATAGAAGAAGTTATAGAAAAAATAAAAGAATTAGAAAAATAAAAAAAAATAATAATAGTTGCTTAAAGGGTTATTAAATAACCTTTTATGAAACTATTTTTATTTAGTTTCAACTTTCCTGGAAACCCTTAAAGGCCTTAAAGGCCGTTAGGGTTAAAGGCCGTAAACACTTTATTTAATTAAAAACAATGAAACCTAAATTATTAGCATTCTTAGAAGACTTAGTTAGTCAGGAAAGAATGATTAAATCTAATGAAAATAAATATCATGAAAATGATATTAGCGAAGAATTAAAAATTCAAAATGAAATAAGAATTAAATTATGTGATGAAGTTTTAAATGAGATCACAAAACTACAAAACATAGGAGAAATTTAAAAATGAATAAAAGACTTAAAAAACTTTTTAAAGATTATGATGATAATCTTTTAAATTACTTTGCAGGTTTAACACCTAGTGAGAGTAAAAAATTTAATGAATTAAAAAAGAATATTAAAAGGGGTGATGATTATGAAACTAACTAAAGAAGATATTAAAAAAATGATTGTTTGGCTTGAAGATTATTATTATGTTTGTTCTTATAAGCATCAAGATTATCCCGCAGACATTGATGATTTACCAACAGTTACACACAAATTAAAAACTTATGATAAAGAGGAAAAAAACAAATGATTTTAAAAATGAGTAAAGGTAATGCAAAATTATCAAAAGATACTTTAATACTATCCTTACCAGCGGGCTTGACGTGTCCAGGAAGTAACAATTGTAAAGCATGGGTTACTTTGAAAGATGATAAAAGAGTATTAAACAGAGGTGATGAAACTATTTTTACTTGCTTTGCAGCAAGTGAAGAATTACGTTATCCGAATGTTTATAAAAGTAGAAGATATAATTTTGATTTAATTAATGGTTATGTTTTAAAGAATGATTTAAAAGGATTAACTGATTTAATTAATCGATCTATTCAAAGCAATAGAAAGAATGTTTTAAAAGTTAGAATACATGAAAGTGGTGATTTCTATCATCCTTTATATTTACAGGCATGGTTAAATGTAGCCAAGTTAAATAAAGATATAAAATTTTATTGTTATAGCAAGTCTTTAAAATTCTTTTTAGAAGTGCTATTACCTAATAATTTTTATATGGTAGCTTCATATGGTGGACGTTATGACCATCTTATAGATACAGGTTATTTTACTAAATATTCTAAAGTTGTATTTAGTGAAGATAAAGCAAGGAAACTTAATTTACAAATAGATAAGGATGATAGTTTATGTTTTGGAAATAAACCTTTTGCACTTTTATTACACGGGATGCAAGAAAAAGGATCAAAAGCTGGTGAAGCTTTAAAAGAGATCAAAAGGAATAAAAAATTAATTAGTGCTTAGATCTTAAGTAATTAATTAAAAGTAAGTTAACCAGAATATCTAAATTTTTATCATTAGATGAAAGTTTATTTATCCTGGTTAAATGCTTTTTAAGCTCATCATTAGTGGTGATGTTGTGATCATGAATAAAGTTTTTAATCTGTGACATCTTAAAGGCCAAAAGTTGTTTTTTAGTATACTAATATGATATCATATTTACATAACCTTATATCATTTAATTATGAATGAAACACAATCTGGTAATGAATCCAAAAAACAAAAATGGATTAAAGTCGAACATGATAAAGCTGTTCAAATCCATTGGGATAACTTAGCTAGGATCAATGATCTTAAAATTCAACAATCCACAAAAATATATAGGATCTATTCCTATCAGATTTCACATAATAAGTTAGATAAAAAAGCCAAACAAAAATATGACCTTGGTCTTGAATCAATTAGAGAAAAACAGTTAAAGCATTGCATTGAAGTAGCAGAATTACAGAAAGAGATTGATAAGATTTCTTTTGAAAAATCTGTTGAGATCATGCATAAAAACAGTAATGAAAAAATGCTATCTAGAAAATATGACAGGTTATTCAATAAAAAAAATAAGGAGGTCAAATAAATGAAACTTTACGAATTTATTGATCAGGCCATACAACAACATATAGGCCTTACTAAATATAAAAACTTTAACTTTAATGAAACTTCAAGTGATGCACTTGTAGACATTATTGAAGTTATTAAGTGTTTACCTATTGGTGAAATGGAATTAAAAGAAGAAGGTGATGATGATGATGATTATGACTATATTGGGGATGAATGGTAAATGGTAAGAGAAAATCCTAATAAAGAAAGTTGTTATGAGAGAATTAAAGAACTTATTAAAGAAAAAAAATCTCGTAATCAAGTGATTCAACAATGTCAGAAAGAGTTTATTGACGTTCATAAAACTACTTTCTACACCTGGTATGATGATGTTATTAATGAAGAAGATATCAGGAGTTGGGAGGAAGATAATAAAAAAGAATTTATTAGCGATTATCAAATTAAATATAATTTAGGTCAGAAGATGTTTTATAGAAATAAAAATATGTATGAGAATTTATGTATTAAGTATGAAAATAATGAAGATGATGAAACATTAGAAAAAATAGAAAAGTATGAAGATAGACTTAAATACTTCCTTAAAAAATAATC